TCTCTTCCCCTTTGGTTTCTTTTCAGTTACAGCAGTTTGAAGTTTTGAACCTGGATTTTCACGACGGTAAGCATCAACTGCTTTCTGACTTAAACCATCAGTCTTATCCTGACGATTTACTTTCTGCCAGTCTTCTACCATCTCACCTTGTGGTTCATAATGTGCTTTTTGAAGTCCAGACTTTGGTATTATAACTTTAGTTTTTTCAGAAGATGGAAGAATTTCTCTAAGTTTTTTAGCAGCAGCAGAATCTGTCGAAGCATCCAAAGGAACTCCAATTTGTTCTGAAAGTTCTTCTCTCCAATTAGAATAACTTTCCTTCACACAATTAGGAACCATTCTATCTCCTTTCTTTTTCATACCTTTAGCGGTATATCCTTTCCAACATGCTTCATCAACATTGTGCTCACCACTTTCAACATAATCTGCAGCAGTATCAATATAGTCTGCCGCTTTGGTAATTTTTGACTGAACCCAAGCTTCAATACTACCTTCACCTTTCATTTTCTTTTTTAATCTTTTTGCTGCAGAAATGATCGTTGAAAGTTCAGAACGAGCCATTGAGTACTCGTGATCTTTATAATCCTTTGCCTCGTTTGCTGGATGTACTTGGGCAATATCATATTTCATTTGATTTGAAGTAAGTGCCGAGGGTGTTGAAAACATATCCCAAAACTTTGGACCATACTTACACTCATTTCTCGTTTCATCTTTCTGACATTTTGGACAATATCTAATCATTTCTACTGCCTCCGTTTTTGTCCCCCAATTTTCAGCGCCAACTTTACGACATTTGACAAGTGCTCCAGATGCATATGCACTTGGCCAAACATCATATCTTGACTTTACCTTATGATAGCAGGCATCTTTTGTCCCACTACCTTTTCCAGGTTTATCTTTCTTTGCTTCGTTGAGTTCCATTTGTTCTCTAATACCTGGTTCTGCTTTTATGTAATTAGGATCTTTTTTACCTTTTGCAAAAGTTGCAACATTGGTTGGTGCCGCTGCTCCAGTTTTTTGTTGTTGAGATTTATCTTTTTCGCGCTTACGACGAACTGCTGACTTAATTAGTGCTTTACCCTTTTCACCTTTACTTTTTAATGATTTTAGTCTTGCACTACTAAAACACTTTGGTGTTTTAGTTTCTCCTGGTTCATTAGCACAAGGTGAACCATCTGCCTGAACCCAACCAGGTTTTCCATCTTTAGATTTAGAACCTTTGAACCAGTGATGAAGAGTACCTTCACTAAAAGGCGACTTAGATTTAGTTTCCTCACCTTTTGCTCTTTTTCTTCGAGCAGCACAATGAGCTTTTTGTGAAAATCCTTTTGGATTGTCACAGTCTATTGATTTTTTATAATCCTTAGACCAACTCATCTTATATAAAAACTATTCCTTATTATTTAGAAAACCTTGCTTGAGTAGTTTAGAAAGTTCTGAAGTAGATCCCACAAATACTGCATTATTAGTAACATTGTTTGTTGTCTTTGTGGTAGTATCTTCTTCAACATCCTTTAGTTTTTTCTGCAAATCAATAAGTTTATCTGTCACGTCTCCAACACTTTTAATAAGTTGTCCTGCCACTTCATAAGCTCTTGGACTACCACCCTCACCGGCAAGTTCCATAATACCATTGATTGCTTCTTGACCTTTTTCAATCAATGAATATAAGTTCGCCCTGGTATATTCATAATCTTTTTTTATGTCATTTTGGTTGGTATTGATATGGACGCTTTCTATCTCTACAGAGTTTGCATTTACGATACTGCTACTCGTATTTAAAGCTTTATCAAGTTCATCATAATTTGACATAATTTTTATCAAATATCTGTTTGTTGTGTTGGACTATATGCTTTGGAATCTCCTAGATATTCCCAAGTTTCCGTGAAACCAAAATCATCGCCAGGATCGGCATCAATTGGATCTGGAACAACTGTATATCTCATCTCTCTCTTTGCAGATAATGTATTCGTATCTGCATAAGTATCGACAATGACTTTGCGAATAAGACCCTCTGGATTTTCTGCAACAGGTCCGAATAGATATGTTTTTGCTGTAAATTGTAAAGTATATATGAGTGCTCTTCGAGTTGAAAAATCTCCCTCATAATCATCCTGAAAAGAAACACTATTTAAAACAACGGGAATATCTCTTTTCTCACCAATTGAATCGACAAGATCAATACTCATATTGAATGAAGGTTGGAAGTATGGAAGTATTTGTTCAACTATTTGCAAAGCATCATCATTTAATTTTGATAAAATGTTTAATTCAAACCCAATGTTATAGGGAACAGGCATGAAAACTTTTTTAATTTGATCAGTGGCATTTAGAGCTTTAAAAGTTTGCGTTATTCCCGCTTTTCTTGTTGAATCATAATCTATTGAAGTCATTTCAAAGGACATTCTGGGTAATGTAATTTGAACTGGTTTGTTAAGATTACTTTGCTGCTCCAATCTTGCCAAAAACTTTTGAGTTGGTCCATATACCAATGGAACTCTCATTTCACTGATGATATTATCAGATTCATTTTTATGTTTAATATAAATCTGGTTGAATAAAGTTCCAAAACCAATAATGGTTTTTCTTAAAATTTCGTGATAGTAATAAGTTCCTAACATTAATAATTACCAAATGGATTGGATTCTGTAAAATCTATAATCATATCTGCTTCTTCTTCAATCTCATCGTTTTGTTCATATTTATCTTTGAATGAAGTTGTAATTCCAGAACCCTTCAAAGAATATACTGCATTTGATTTTGAACCAACAATAAGCTCTCCTGGATAGAAAGAACCTGTAGTAATTCCAATTCTTAATACATTAGTATCTTTGTCCCAACTCTTAACTCTTGCTTGAGAACCTGATCTAGAACCAGTGATTATTTCATTAAGCCAGAAAGTTCCAACACCAACTGTGGATGCTGCTCCAATAGTAATTGTTGGAGTTGTTGAGAATCCAGCACCAGCATCTTCTATTCTAATAGCACTTATTGTTCCTGCTGCACTTACAACGGCTTTTAGGGAAGCAGGAATTTGCGGTGAAAGGGATGGAAGACTTACTGAAACATTTGGAACAGTTGAATAACCAACTCCACCATCTGTAATTTGAACACTAATTACGCCATTTTTGTCAGTAATAATTTCACATGTTGCTGCAGCACCAACTCCTCCTCCACCAGTAATTGTTATGGTTGGAGTAACTGTATATCCTGCACCTGCATTTGTTAATAAAATTTCTTTAACTGAATAAATGCCATTTGCCGAAGTTGTAATCGCAACTGCTGTTGCATTTGTTCCACCATCAGGAGCACTGGTAATTCCTATAGTGGGAGTGCTAGTATATCCATAACCATCATTATTTAAAAATATTTTTCTAACATAACCACTTGAAATACTTGGTGTTGCCGTTGCTTGAGAACCAGTGCTAAACAATTGAAGATCTACAATATATCCAACATCTTGAAGAACAGAATCTACTTCTTGAATTGAAGTATCAAGAACTTCATCTTCATATTCAAATAGTTCACACTTCAGTTCATAAACATAAGTTTTTCCTAATTGATAAAATGGTTGCTCATGTTCAACAAACTTAACTTCAAATAATCTTTGACCAAGAGGAAAATATATTATATCTCCTTCTCTTGGTCTAGAAGAAACTACTATCTCATTATCATCAGCATCCTCTAAAAATGGAGCGATAAAATCTTCAAATCTTTCTTTTGAAATTACTAAGGTTAATTCATCACGAAGGCTCATTCCAAATTTTGTTAAAATATCTCCCGAACCACCATAACCTTCATATGTGTTTACATATGCTTCCAGTAAAAAGTTGTCGTCAAATTTTGACGACTGAACCTCTTCAATAATTGTTTGTGTTCTAACAAACTTTCTTGGTATATAAGTTACTTCAACACCGTAAATCTTCAACTGTTCGTTGATTAACTCTTGTATTAGTCTTTGTTCTCCGGGAGAACCTTGTAAAAAAAATGGATTGAGTGCCATTATCCAATAAAGTCGTATGGTGGTAGTTCGTGCTCTAGAGCCATTACTTGTTTTAGATCTCTCAATTCTCTTTCAGCATCTTCATATATTTCTCTGCCATTCAATTCAACCCCACCAGGTAATTTAACTCCTCTAAATTTAATTAAATTTTGACCCCACTGTTTTTTAATTAATGAGGTTAGATATTTTTTAAGAAAACTATCATTATAAACTTCAGTAAAAGTATTTGGATCTAAAATTCTATAACAGTCAATAACTATATAATTTCCAACAGATTGTGCACCCCAATCAATATCCAAATACATTCTATTTTGTCTTTTATTAAATCTTACTTGTTTATCCGTAGTCAATAGAAAATCAATATCTTCCAAATATGATTTAACCATTGCATATTGTAGTAATTCAACAGAGTTGAAATAGTACAAATCATTTAAAAACAACTGATACTTAATACTGAACATTCCTCCAGATATTGAACTAGTATCAAATTTAAAAACCTTTTCAATTCCTATAACTGAGTCTGGTACTTGTATGAAATTAGAAGCTTCATAGAAACTAGAAGTAGTTGTTCCATATCCACTAATATTTGTTGATGTTGCGCTTGTAGTGACTATTCCAACACCACTAGTATTTTTTGCTTTACCTCTATCAATGTCTTCTTGAGTTATTTGATATTTCAAATACATTCTTTCAACACCATCAAAGTGCCTCTCTTGGAAGTACTGAAGGGCATCATCGACAAGATCATCTATTTGATCGTCATCGACGTTTATTTCCAATACAGGGGCACCTAGACGCCTTAAACAGTAGTCAATTAGTTCTTGGCGTGTTGCTGGTTTTGCCATTAGAATTCCTCAGCGGATAAATTATCTGTTATTTTAGATCCCGTTTTTTTAGGTTTAGAATTTACACTTTCCAATTCACTCATTAAAGTATTAACTTGATTCGTTAAAGATTCAATAGTTTGTTTTGAAGTTGTAAGTCTTGCCTCCAACGCGACCACTTGAGAAAATAAATCAAATGATTTTTGCTGATATGTAAGAATTAAAGTTTTATAGTCGTTTTCATTCATACTCAAAATGATATGGATAGGAGACACCTATCCATATTTATAAATTATTTAACAAAGATTAGAAAGAACCGCAATCGATAGTGATATTTTCTAGGAATCTTTCAGATCCTGTGCAAGAAATGACCTGTGACTGTCCTGCACAATCATTAA